AAAAGGCAAAAACTGCCGCTACTACGACTTTGAAAGCAAAAACTGCCAAAGTTGCGACCACTAAAAAAGCAGCGACACCACGCAAGACCGCAAAAACCAAAGCAACCAAGAAGACTTCGTAAATATCTTACATAAGTGTTTATCTTTGGCCATGATCAACTATTTACCTAGTAGGAGGGTCCGTGTGTGCCTACAAATCTAAGTCCGAAATCACAAACAAGTGCTATTATTTTGACATCAACCGGCTCCGCCGAGTTGGTTTCGGCCGCTGTTCCTTTTGGCATGTACACAGGGTCAGCCGCATTTCGAAGTGGCGCCGCAGATCAGGTTGCGTACGTCTATAAAAAGCTTGGTGGCGATGTTGTTGACATTGAACTTACGCCGGCTAATGTATATGCAGCTTATGAAGAAGCTGTTTTAGAGTACTCGTATATATTTAATCTTCACCAAGGCAAGAATGTCATATCAGACGCACTTGGGAACGTCACCGGCACATTTAATCACTTAGGTCAAAGCACTTCGGGGCCCGCATCCGCGAGTCTTAGATTTCCCCGGGTTGAAGCCAACTACACCAACAAAATTGGCGATGGCCTGTCTACAATGGCCGGCGTTGGCGGAACTACCACCATATACTCGGCCTCATTTACAACCAGGGCAAATCAACAAGATTATGACTTGCAGACAATCATCTCAAGTTCGTCTGCTTCCGGAGTAAACGACAACGGCGATGCCATCGATTATGCCGGCAAAGCTACAGACAAGAGAATTATTGTTGATAAAGTGTTTTATCGCTCACCTATTGCGATGTGGCGCTTTTATGGCTACTATGGCGGCATTGGTGTTGTTGGAAATTATCAGACCTATGGACAATACGCCGACGACACAACTTTTGAGATTGTACCGACTTGGCAGAATAAACTGCAAGCCATTATGTACGAAGATTCGCTGTATACCAGAGTTTCGCACTATTCGTATGAAATCATCAACAATAAATTAAGATTATACCCAAGCCCGAGAGGCAGCGACAACTTTGCGGGGTACCTCGATCGAGTTTGGTTCAAATTTAGAATAAAATCAAATATTTTTGAAGAAGAGGGCGATATCGATACCGGCATCGAAGGAATTAACAACCTCAATACGCTGCCATTTGAGAACATCCCGTATGAAAACATTAACGCTATCGGCAAACAGTGGATTAGAAAGTATTCTTTAGCGCTTTGCAAAGAAATGTTAGGGCAAATCCGTGGCAAGTTTACGACTATTCCAATTCCGGGTGAAAGTGTCACTCTGAACCATTCAGAACTGCTTAGCCAAGCAAAAGAAGAACAGCAACAACTTAAAGATAAGCTAATAGAAGTATTAAAAGAAGTAGAATACCCAGAATTAGCGAAGAAAGATCAAGAAAAGGTCACCGCAGCGGAGGAAACTTTAAGAAGGTCACCATTGCCGATATTTGTAGGGTAGGAGAGAGTAGATGTCAGACGATAACAAATGGTCTAAACCCAGCGCACCTCCCCCACCCTTGTTTTTGGGCAAAAAAGAGCGTGATCTTGTTAAACAAGTTAACGACGAGTTAGTTGAAAAGATAATCGGACAACAAATTTTGTATTATTCGATTGACTTGACCACAACTCAATTTCACGATATGTATGGCGAGGCGATAAAGAAGACCTTTTTGCCCCCAATTCGTGTTTATGCTCTTATTAAGTTTGACGACGAATCAACGCACTATATGGAAAACTTCGGAATTGACAAAATGTCTCAAATTACCGTACAGTTTCATAAGCGGCGTTTGGAAGAAGATCAGGATGTATTTGTCAGAGAAGGTGATTTTGTCCTATATGGCGATATTTACTACGAGATCACCAAGCTTTCACAGCCTCGCAAACTCTTTGGTCAAGTAGACGAAACGTTTGAGATAGCTGCAACTTGTAAGCGCGCAAGAAAGGGACTTTTCGATGCTACCTGATAATTTTGATTTTGCTCAACTGCCTGATGACACTCGCGGCTTGACTTTGAAAGAAATTGGGATGCTCGTCTCGGATATTGAGAATATTGACTATTCTGTTGTTTCGTGGCTTAAAGAAGATCTCGCGCTGCAAGCACTAACAAATCAGGGCTTCACGAAAGTGCCCGTTATGTGGCAAACACCTGAGAGATCTTTTCAAATTAAGAATAAAAAAGAGTTAAGAGATGCCAATGGCTCCATTACCCTTCCGGTTATAAGCGTCGAACGCATTAATATCACCAAAGACCCTGCGCGCAAAGGCGGCTTCCAGGCGCACATATATTCGCGCCCCGGTGAGCCAGAAAATAAAGACGGCAAAGTTAATGGTACAACAGGAAGAATGGTTATTGGACGCAGAATAAAGCAGGACAAAACCCGCAATTTTGCTGTCGCGCAGGCCAACCGCAATCGGTCCAATTTGCCGGCAAATCAAGAAAACACTCGCAGAATAAATAAAAAGATCATCGTTCAAACTTTATCTATCCCAATTCCTGTTTATATCAACGTTGAGTATAAAATTGTTATAAAAACCGAGTATCAACAACAGATGAATGATCTAATGACACCCTTTATAACCAAAACAGGACAAATCAATGCTTTTGTTATGAAAAGAAATGGACATATGTATGAAGCATTTATAGATCAGGGCTTTACTCATAATAATAATGTATCCAACTTAGACGAAGAGACGAGAATGTACACTTCTGAGATTAATTTGAGAGTTTTGGGCTATTTGATGGGTGAAGGGAAGAGTGATAGCCGGCCCATAGTCAGAATTGAAGAGAACATGGTAGAGGTTACATACCCCACCGAGAACGTTCCCCGCCCCGGCGATCCTGATTTTTTTGGTTCTTAAAACACTTCCTGAAGTGTGTTTGGGATTAAAAATACTATTTATTTTTGATTGCGTAAGCATTTAGAGCATTATACTATAGCGAGGGACACATAATGTCAGTAAAGAATTTTAAATTTGTATCGCCCGGAGTGTTTATTAACGAAATAGACAATTCCTTTCTTCCGGCCACTGCAGAAAACATCGGACCAGTCGTCATCGGCCGGGCCAAGAGGGGCCTGGCAATGCAGCCAGTTAAGATTTCCTCATATTCGGATTACGTCACAGTATTCGGTGGTACAGTACCTGGGAATGGCGGGGGCGACGTTTTTCGCGACGGCAACCTTCAATCACCCATGTACGGAACTTACGCCGCAAAGGCTTTCCTTCGTGCGAATGTCGCACCCCTCACATACATTCGCCTTTTGGGACAAGAAACTTCTACCGGTAACGCAGCCGGCGGCGCAGCCGCGGCAGGCTGGAGAACGGACGCTTACCCGGTTGGCAACGCCGCACAAAATGGGGGCGCCTTTGGTTTATTTGTGTTTGCCTCTTCCTCCTCCCCATCGGCCACGATTGGTGAGGGGCACCTAGCAGCTATTTGGTATTTGATGGGCGATCAGGCATTAGCCGGCCCATCTGGCTCTATTCAACTTAGTGGCACAATATATCCCCAGAAGGCCACAACTGCACCGCAGTTCGTCGAAGCCTGTGGAGCACCGATCGTCTCGGATGATAACGGATTGTTTGCTATTACCATTTCAGGATCTAAGCAAGCAGAGACAATAAAATTCAATTTCGATGACAGCAGTGCAAACTTTGTACGCAAAAAGTTTAATACTAACCCGCAATTAGCGAATAAGAGTGCTTCCCTATATTATCCATCTGTTCTTCAGAAGGATTACTGGCTTGGAGAGTCCTATGAACAGTTTCTTCGTGTAAGCGGTAAGCATACCGGTGTGCAAGTTGGAGTCTTGATGCCTCTGGGCAAAGGTGGCATCGCCGCCGCAGACACATCTTACAACCCTGCTCTGATGAAGGGACAGGCTTCTCGCGAAGCAACTGCTGGCTGGTTTATCGCACAAGACCTCGGCAATTCTGCCGATTATGAGCCGCAAAATGCACAAAAGCTATTCCGCTTAATTGGCCGCGGCCATGGTGAGTGGCTAAACAACAACGCCAAGGTGTCTATTGAGAGAATCAAGCAGTCCACTTCCAAGAACAGCGACTACGGCTCCTTCTCCGTTGTTTTGCGCGAAATTAGCGATACAGATCAAAAAGTTGTTGTTCTTGAGCGCTTCGATAACTGCAACATAGATCCAAAGTCGCCCAACTTTATTGGACGCAAGATCGGCACAAGATATAATCAATGGGATGCCACCAACAAAAGATTGCGCCAGTACGGTGATTACCCAAACATGTCCAAGTATGTTTACGTTGATTTAAACGCAGACGTTGAAGCCGGCGCAGCAGAAGACTCTCTACTTCCGTTTGGTTATTACGGCGCTCCAACACCAATTAAGCAACTCTTTTCCGGTTCCGATTTTGGTGGTATTGAGGCCATGGGCGCCGGCGCGTTCATGCTTGGTGGAACTCAGTGTATTCCCGATAGGCACAATGGAACTTCGGTGGCGAAGACTTCCGGAATCGCGCTTGTTTCAGGTTCGATGACCGCATCCGCCGCAAACGACCCACAATTCTGCAATATGACCGGTTCGTTTGTTTTCCCGAGTGCCTCTTTGAGAACTAGCGCTTCAGACGGTGGCATGAAAGATCCGACAAATGCATATTTTGGATTCTCTTCTACAAGATCACCTTCTTCAACTCGCGCAACACCCGGGCTCCAAGATTACGGAAAATTGTGGTATGCAGCATATCCCGATGATCCCACCACCGCTTACGCTCAAAATGGTATCGCTAGCTGGTCGTATATTTTCTCAATGGATGATATCACAGCTTATTATGGTTATCAGTCTGGCTCACGCAAGCTTGGTGATTCAAAGACTTCTGGCTCCTACACTGACTTGTTGAACGCCGGTTACGATAGGTTCACTGCGAACTTCTGGGGAGGTGTTGACGGATTCGACATTACAGTTCCAGATCCAGTCGCCAATTCCCTCATGACTGATGGCACGTCTACAGAAGACAACAGCTACGTGTATCATACTTATAGGCGCGCGATCGACACGGTTACAGATCCTGAGTTCACTGATATGAACCTTTTGGCTGTTCCGGGCCTTACGCTGCCTGCCTTGACGGGGCACGCTATCGACGTTTGCGAAGAAAGAGCTGACTCTATGGCCCTTATTGACCTTCCGGATGTTTACATCCCGTCCCACGAGTCTTACAAGTCTGACGTCACAGAAAGACGCGGTACGACGCCCCTGGGCGCCGCACGTGCGCTTAGCGACAGAAGAATTGACTCTTCTTACGGCGCGACATTCTATCCGTGGGTCCAAACCCGTGACGATGAAACGGGACAATTACTTTGGATCCCGCCTTCT